GGCTGGACGCCCTTCTGCGCCACGTTCTGCATATCTGGGATAATCCGCTGGCGCTCGACTATGAGAGCGGCTTACCGGCTCTGTGGCATGTTATAACTAATGCTGCGTTTCTGTGCGCGGCGTACAAGGATGAACTGGACAAAGCGCGCGGGGAATGGGCAAAGGATGTGCTGGACGAAAAGGCAGTTGATGGGTGCAAGAACTCACAATGTGCGTATTTCTCTACCACATGCGGGTGTATCCGGTATAATGATGTAAGCCACTGCAAGAAAAGAAAGGGAGTGCGCCGTGAGTAAGCCGCGCTACGGCTGGTGGCCATATGCAAAGTGGATGATCCGCAATTATAAGGGCGGCGGGCTGATGACGAAGGCCGAGCGCGCTGCCGTTGAGGAGGCAATCTCGGAGACGGAACAGCTCGTTGACGGCGCGGAACGACTCCGGGTCATAGACTTGGTTCTTTGGAAGCGGACGCACACCTTACAGGGCGCTGCAATGGCGGTTTATGTATCCGAACGCACCGCGCAGGAATGGCACAGGCAATTTATTCGCCTTGTGGGGCAAAAAAGAGGGCTTTTATGAAAAAGTCTGCGCCCCAGAGCCAAATTTAACATTTACTATAAGGGTGTAGAGATCAACTCTACGCCCTTTTTCATCGGCACCGCAGCGTTCTGCGGAAACCTCCTCCTCCTGTTCTCGTGTTCTCCGGTGTGAATAAATATATTTATTCACACACGGAGACACGAGAACGAAAGAATGAGGCAGAAAGGAGCGGCTATGGCAAGTTTGCGCGCCCTTGCACACAAGCTGCAAACAGCGCTCTTGTACAACGGGATCAAAATAAAAATCAATCAAATGCAGACCTATTCCGCGAAAAATGACAGGATGGTGACGAAATACATGGTTTACGAATATCGACCTGATGAAAAGCCGAAGAACGTCACTCTGCTGGAAACGTACCAGATTGCGGATGTGGTGAAGCTGCTGGCCGGACTTTACAGCGATGGCGGATGAAAAGCTTACGCCGAAGCAGAAACGATTCTGCGAAGAATATCTGAAATCCGGGAACGCGACAGAAGCAGCGAAAAAGGCCGGGTACAAAGAAACATCATGCAGAGTGATTGCGGCAGAAAACCTATCAAAACCAGCTATTTCTGCGTATATAAAGCGCAGGCTGGACGAACAGGAAGCGGCGCAGGTCGCGGATTCAAACGAAATTCTGAAATTTTACACTGCCGTCATGCGCGGCGAGGTCAAAGACCAGTTCGGCATGGACGCATCGCTGTCCGACCGGCTGAAAGCCGGTGACAGCCTCATGAAGCGATACGCGGCAGCTTCCGACCGCAACAGGACGACAATGGAGAAGCTCGACTCGATGCTGAAGGAGTTCCAAGATGCTGTTAAGTCCGAAACAACGTGAATTTGTAAAATACGGGACGCATCGATGGAACTTCAAGGGCGGAGCCACCAGAAGCGGTAAGACTTACCTCGATTTTCGATGGATCATACCGATCCGGATTCGTGAGCGAATCGGAAAAGATGGTCTGGCCGTCATTCTCGGCGTAACAAAATCCACGATTGAGCGAAATGTGCTGGAGCCGATGCGGAACATTTACGGGGACGAGCTTGTCGGCACGATCTCAAGCGACAATACGGCATGGATATTCGGAGAGAAATGTTACTGTCTCGGCGCCGAGAAGGTTTCCCAAGTTTCCAAGATTCGCGGTGCGTCGATTAAATATTGCTATGGGGACGAAGTAGCTGACTGGTCGGAGGAAGTATTCGCGCTGCTGAAAAGCCGCCTTGACAAAGAATACTCCTGTTTCGATGGGACATACAATCCGCAGTATCCGAACCACTGGCTGAAAAGATTCTTGGACAGTGACGCGGACATTTTCAGCCAAACATACACGATAGACGATAACCCCTTTTTGCCGCCTGCGTTTGTAGAAAATCTGAAACGCGAGTACGAAGGAACCGTTTATTATGATCGCTACATCCGTGGGATCTGGGTAGCCGCGGAGGGTATTGTTTACAAGGACTTTGCCAACGACACAGAAAAGTATCTGATTGATGATCCTATAAAATGGGCGGAAGAAAACGATACAAAGTTCTCTGTTATTTCCATTGGAGTCGACTTCGGTGGAACGAAGTCTGCAACGAAATTTCAAGCTACCGGGATCACAAAAGATTTCCGGGTTGTGGCGTTGGAAGAAGAATACATCAAAAACGAAGAGATTGACCCAGATGCGTTAAACCGGCGTTTTGCTACGTTCTGTCAACTGATAACGTCAAAGTATGGTTACAGCCAGACGCGAGCAGATAGCGCGGAAACGGTGCTTATACGAGGTTTAGACCACACGGCGCAAAAACTCCGGCTGGGCACCCAAGTCAAGAACGCGCTGAAAATGCAGATCACGGACAGAATCAGGCTTGTTGTGCTTCTGATGAAGCAAGGCAGGCTCAAGGTTTCGCGGAACTGCCCGCATTTGATCGATGCGTTCCAATCAGCAATTTATGACCCGGATAAGTTCGAGGACGAGCGTCTTGACGACGGGACATCCGATATTGATAGCCTCGATGCGTTTGAGTACAGTATAGAGCCTTATTACAAAGACCTGGAACGCGCCGGGCATATGATAGGACGGTGAAATAGTGAACATACGCAGAGCATTAAAGGAGCTGGGCTTCGATACAGTTGGCATTGACTTCTACAAGCTGATCGGTGTGTGGGGAGACTGGTACAAAGGGAATGTCGAGGACTTCCACAGTTACACGGTATGGAATGGCATTGAAGAATTGGAATGCCGCAGATATTCAGTAAGCATGGCGAAAAAGGTCTGCGAGGATTGGGCAAACCTTCTGATGAACGAGCGGGTAAACATCACGCTTGAGGGGAAGAAGGAGCAGGCGTTCGTAGACACGATTCTCTCGGAAAACAACTGGGAGGTCAAGGCGAACGAATCACAGGAGCGAAAAGCAGCGCTTGGAACGATCGCGTATGTTCCGGTCATTGAGGGAATGTCCATCAACCCGGACACCTCCGAAATTGTTGATTCTGGGCGCATTCGCATCAACTATGTCAGCGCGACGAACATTTATCCCCTGACATGGGACAATGGAATCATCAGGGAGTGTGCGTTCGCCTCTACAAAAAAGGTGGACGATACAGAGTACACATACATTCAAGTTCACAGGCTGAACGGCGGCGAGTACGACATCGAGAACCATTTGTATGACTCCGAAGAAGTCCCTCTGACCAGTGTAAAGGGATTTGAAACAATCCCGCCTGTTGTACACACAGGGAGCGACAAGCCTCAGTTTGTCATTGACAGGCTGAATATCGCGAACTCCGATGAAAATAACCCGCTTGGTGTGGCTGTGTTTGCATATGCCATTGACCAGCTCAAGAGCGTTGATATTACATATGACAGCTACGTGAATGAGTTTGTTCTTGGCAAAAAGCGCATTGTGGTGCAGCCGGAAGCAACAAAAACCATTGATGGCCGTCCTGTGTTTGACAAGCGTGAAACCGTGTATTATGTGCTGCCGGAAGATCGAGGCGGCGATGGAAACATCTTGCAGCAAGTCGATATGACGCTTCGAACGGCGGAGTTTAACACCGGCATGCAGGATATGTTGAATATCCTGTCCAGCAAGTGCGGCTTCGGTGAAAATCATTACAAGTTCGATCAGGGAAGTATTGCTACAGCGACGCAGGTTATCAGCGAGAACAGCACCATGTTCCGCACGATCAAGAAGCATGAGATTTTGCTTGAACAGGCAATCACAGAGCTTTGCAGGACGCTACTCCGCATGGGGAACAGGTACATGGAAGCTGGTCTGAATGAGGAAGTACAGATTTCCGTAGACTTTGACGATTCAATCATTGAGGACAAGCAGACGGACTTCCTGCGCGACATGCAGCTTCTCAGCGCAGGCATTATGAACGATTGGGAGTTCCGCATGAAGTGGATGAATGAGGACGAGGCGACCGCAAAGGCGGCTCTGCCGAAGATGCAGGAAATGACGACCGAAGGACAACAGGAGGTAGAGTAATGGGCGGTAGAGGTGGAAGTGGAGCCGGTGGCGGCGCTGGAGCCGGAGAATTTGGGCGTGGGCGCGGTATGAGCCTTGCGCGCTTTTTGTCACAGCAGGATATTAACCGAGCAAACGCTGCGTCTGTCACTGATATGGGCGATATTATCAGGCGCACATTCGAGCGCAACGCTGCTGAAATCAATGGGCTTGAGCTGTCGGACGCTGAAAAGAAAGACGCAGTAAAGCAGATGGCAACTCTCGCAACAACGGCGCTAAAAACGGCGGCAGGAGCAGTCAATCCTTATGCAAGCGGGCCTGCGCGCCTGACAACGGCGCAGAAAACAGGAAGCGCCGCAGACAGAGCGGCGAGAGCGCGCGGTGAAATGGATAGCTACATGCGGAAATTGCGTGACCAGTCCAGTAAAAACCGCAAAGCAGCAGAAAACAAGGCGTTTTCCAATGCCTTTGTAACAGCGCAAAAGTCCGGCGCGTTGGAAGTTACGGTAAACGGAAAGAAATACCGCAGGGCTAACAAGCGCAGCGGTACATGGCGTCCGGTATGATTAACTTCGAAAATCTCGACAAGTTCACATTCCCCGGCGTTGGAAAGTACGACATTCCGCAGATCGAGCCGGTCAAGGCATACCCACAAGGTGAGTTTATCCCCGTGAATTACCATTACACTGCGAAAGACACGAAAAGCAAGATCGTGCATTTCTTCGTGGACGATTATCAATTCATTCGGTATTGGAACACACCTGACAAGTACATTCCGCAACTGTCGCAGTTTGCGGCGGTGTGCGCACCGGACTTCTCCACCTACACGGATATGCCGATGGCGATGCAGATATACAATCATTACCGCAAGCACTGGTTGGCGGCGTATTGGCAAATGCACGGCATGACGGTTTATCCAACGATCTCCTGGAGCGACGAGAATAGTTATGATTGGTGCTTTGACGGCGAGCCTATCGGCGGCGTGGTGGCTGTTTCCTCGGTAGGCACACAGCAAAACAAAGAAAGCAAGCGCCTGTTTCTGCGCGGCTATGAGGAAATGATGAAACGGCTTTCACCGGAATGGGTGATATTCTACGGGAAAGTGCCGGAGGAATGCGACTGGAATGTAATTCGAGTAAAGCCGCACTATGATGAGATTGTGAAACGGAGGAAAGCAAATGAAATATCCGTTTCGGCCGGAAATACTTGATGCCCTTCCCGAAGAACTTGCGGAACTATTCCGCGGGCTGGAAGATACGCTTCTCAATGAGATTTGTAGTCGTCTTGCACTGAAAGATCAGCTGAACGAAGTGACGGTTCAGGCAATCCGGTCGCTTCGGTCGCACGGCATTGACACAAAGGATATCGAAAAGGCGATTCGAAAGACCGCTGGGATCAGCGAAAAGAAACTGAGCGATCTATTTGACGATGTGATAGCCAGAAATCAAAAGTATTACACTGAGGTTATCGACCTTGCAGGGCTGACACAGCCTGAAACGCTGGTGAGCGTAGAAGACACGTGGGCGGTTTACGAACAAACTCGGCAAACGTTGCGAAATATCACGCAGTCTATGGGCTTTCTGGTAAACAATGGGCGGACGAGGCTCCCGCCTGCGCATGCATATCAGTGGGCGTTGGATTCTGCTGTTATGCAGATTCAGAGCGGGGCGATCAGCTACAATCAGGCGATAAAGTCTTCGGTGCAACAGCTTGCAGGTGGGCTGAAAGTCGTGAACTACGAAAGCGGACACGCTGACAACATCGATGTTGCTGTTCGGAGAGCTGTCATGACCGGCGTGAATCAGATCTGCGACCAGTACACAAACCAAAGCGCAGAGTACCTTGATACGAGATACTTTGAAGTGTCTGCGCACGCTGGGGCGCGTGACAAGCCGGGTGCTTCGCCGTGGTCAAGCCACAAAGACTGGCAAGGGAAAGTCTATTACCAGAGTGAAAGCGGCGAACCTGACCCGCTGGGGCTTTACGATGACCTTGTGGAAACGACCGGTTACGGATATGTTGACGGTCTGACAGGCGCAAACTGTAGGCATCACAAATACCCGTTTGTTCCGGGAGTTTCGGAGCGAACTTACACAGACGAACAGCTCAAGCATATCGACGATGGTCTTGGCTGCACGTTTGACGGAAAGACTTACACGGCCTATGAAGCTACGCAGATGCAGCGCCGCATAGAGCGGCAAATCCGCGCACAGAAAAAGCTTAGAAACGCATACAAAGAAGCTGGGCTTTCCGAGGACGCGACCGCCGCGAACATAAAGCTTCGGCGGCTGAACGCAGAATATAGCAGGTTCAGCAAGGCGGCAGGATTGCCGGAGCAACCAGAAAGAACAAAAGTTTTCTACAAATGATTTACAGGTAAAACCCGCGAAGCACTGCGGTTTTTATACAATCTATCGCCGCGACGAACTGCGGACAAAGGAAAGGAAGATAGAAATGGCTTTAACGAGAAAGTTACTTAAGGGAATGGGGCTCACCGACGAACAGGTGGACACCATCATTGAAGCACATACCGACACCGTAGACGGCTTGAAGGCTGATGTCAGCAAGTACAAGTCTGATGCGGAGAAACTGCCCGACGTTCAAAAGCAGTTGGACGACCTCAAGGCGGCGGGCGATGGCGGATATAAGGAGAAGTACGAAAAGGAACACTCGGACTTCGAGGCTTATAAATCCGGCATTACAGCAAAGGAAAGCAAGGCGGCAAAGGAAAAGGCTGTTCGGGCTTACTTTGAGAGCAAAAATATCACAGGCGCAAATCTCGATCTTGCCATGCGCGGCTGCGGTGAGGAAATGACCGCATTGGAGATGGACGGTGAGAAAATCAAGGACACAAAGAGCCTTGATGCACTTATCGAAGGAACTTACAAGGGGCTTGTCTCCAAACCTTCTGTCCGTGTGGACATGGGCGCACGGCTCAGCGACGGCGGCAAGGCGATGACGAAAGACGAGATCATGCAAATCACTGACAGAGCGGAGCGGCGCGCTGCAATCGCCGCAAATATGGATTTGTTTAGAAAGGAAGAATAAAAATGGCTGTTGATCCTAAGCTGATTAAAAAAGCTGATCTTGCGCGAGTTCGCGAGATCGAATTTACCGAAATGTTCGGCTATTCCATCAAGAAGCTGATGGAGGCTCTTGGCGTTACCCGCAAAATCGCAAAGCAGGCTGGCACCGTGCTCAAGAGCTACAAGGCTACCGGCACGCTGGAAGATGGTGCTGTGGCGGAAGGTGAAACCATTCCCCTGAGCAAGTACAAAACGGAGCCCGTGAACTATCAGGAGATCACGCTCAAGAAGTGGAGAAAGGCAACGTCTGCGGAGGCTATCACTGACCGTGGCTACGATCAGGCGGTGGAAATGACCACAGACGAAATGCTCAAGGACGTGCAGAAGGGCATCCGGAAGGACTTTTTTACGTTCCTCGCCACCGGCACAGGAACGGCAACGGGCGCGACCTTCCAGGCTACCCTTGCGCAGGCGTGGGGGCAGTTGCAGGTTCTGTTCGAGGACGACGAGATCGGTGCGGTTTATTTCCTGAACCCTCTGGATGTGGCAGACTACCTCGCAACGGCGAACATTACCTTGCAGACCGCTTTCGGAATGACCTACGTGGAGAATTTCCTCGGTCTTGGCACTGTAATCTTCAATTCCAGTGTTCCGAAGGGCAAGATCTACGCTACGGCGAAGGACAACATTGTTCTGTATTATATCCCCGTGAACGGCGCAGATCTTGGCGAAGTGTTTGACTTCACCACCGACGCAACCGGCTATATCGGCATCCATGAGGAGCCGGACTACACCAACATGACCGCTTCCGATACCGTTATCAACGGTATGGCGCTGTTTGCAGAGCGCATGGACGGCATCGTAGTCGGCACGATCTCGTCGGGGGGTTAAATGAACTGTTGAGAGCGCCTGCCTCTGAACCGCCCACGTTTTCCGGCATGACGAAAGCGCAGCTTCTTGATTATGCTGAGGAAAACGGGGTGGAAGGGGTCAACAGTTCCATGAAAAAGGCTGAAATTCTGGCTGTTCTGGAAGGGGTGGAGTGATGATCTACGCTGATTATGAATACTACTGCGGCACTTACATGGGAACTGTAGACGCGGATAGTTTTTGCAGATTGGCGACACGCGCCAGTTCCTTCCTCGACTACTACACGCAAAACCGAGTAAAGAATTTTGCGGAGCTGGATGCTGTAAAAATGTGCTGCTGTGCATTAGTCGACCAATATATGCTGATCGACACAGCACAGGAGCTTGCCAGAAAGAATGTGTCCGCCGGGCTTGCATCTGACGAAGGAGAATTGCAGAGCGAGACTGTAGGCGGCTATTCCCGGACGCTTCGCAGCGGCGGCGATTCTTCCGTAGCTGCATTGAAAGCGGCTTCGGAGGCGAAGAACGCACTTGCAAGCGTAGCGCGTGAATATCTGGCCCATACCGGGCTTCTTTACAGAGGCAGGTGTTTAGCATGTACGCTCCCCACACTGTAACAATCTACAACGTCACGCAGGAGCAGGATCCGGAAACGTTCAAAGATACGCAAAAAATTCATATCACTGTAATTCGCGGTGTAATGCTCCAAGCGTCAAAAGCGGCTAACGTCCGCGCGAGCGGGCTTGAAGGAGCAGATGCGGTGAATCTGTACATTCCGTTTTCTGCGGCTGCTGTAGACGGCGTGACAGATGCGGAGAAGCGCTACGTCGGTCCGCAGGAGTTCTGGCGCGCAACTGATAAAAGCAAAATCTGGACGCTATCTACGGACGGTAACGGCGGCACAACCTTCTTTGTGAAGGGCGAAGTAGTCGAGCCGGACAAGACGGAAGAACAGATCGAGATGCTGTACGATGATGTGTACAAAGTGACAAAGGTGGACATGAAGGACTTCGGCAGTCCTTCTATGCAGCACTGGCAGGTCGGAGGCTCGTAATGCTGAAATTCAGCGTAAAGGCAGACGGATTTGACGCGCTGCAGGAAAAGCTCTCGCAGGCCTGCACCAAAGCAGAGCATATTGTTGCAACGCAGGTGCGGAAGGACACAAGCCCATATGTGCCGTTCCTGACGGGCTCTCTCGACCAGAGAACAATGGTGGACGGCAATGCGATCATCTATCCGGGGCCGTATGCACGGTTTTTGTATTACGGGAAAGTCATGGTTGACCCGGAGACGGGCAGCACATACGCGCCGAAAGGCGGAACGAAGGTTCTGACAGACAAAAACCTTGTGTTCACGACATCCGGACACGCGCAGGCACAATCGCACTGGTTCGAGGCTTCAAAGGCTGAGAATCTTGACAAATGGATTCGAGTTGCAGATAAGGCGGTGAAAAATGGGCTCTGAAAAAGAAAAAAAGCTTGTTTCTTCCGAGGAAGAACAGGACATATCCAGAAAAATGATGGTTTGGGTAAATTCGTTTTCGGATGACGATCTACCAGCTGCGACCATCAATTATGAGTTTCTCGCCGCCGATTCTGCAAGCGTGGCTCTGTCCGTGATTCAAGGCGCGTACATCACAAGAAGGTACTTACTCGGTGGGCATGAGGCAGAATACCAGTTCAAAATCATAGCCCGTATCAAGCCGGGCGGGAGTAACGACAAGCGCCTGAAAGCTGATGCGGTACTGAACCGCTTCGGGGATTGGGCGATGCAGAATTATCCGTCTCTGGGAGATGGCGTTCGTGTCCGCCGAATGGAAGCGGTCAGCCGCGCAGCGGTATTCGCCGTGTACCAGGGCGGATGGGAAGACCATCAAATTTTAATGAAGATGAAATATGAGGTGATTTAATTATGGCAGACATGACCTTTAATACCACTGCTGGCCAGACCATTGACCGCGAATTGCTGATCGCATACCTGAATACCGGCGAGTCGTCTACGCCTGTCTGGTCTCCGTTCGGCAAGCGCGTCACGGATTCCAGCATGGAGTACGATTGGCAGGAGGATTCCAGTAAGGATATCCTCGGCACTACAAGAACCACCATGAAGAAGCCCATCATCACGCAGAGCTTTGACCCGTGCGAGCTGGACGCAGGCGACGCGGCGCTTGTCAAGCTGTGGAACCTGGCTATCAAAGACCAGGACGCAGCAGCACTGGCGAATCAGGACGTTCTTATCGTTCATTTTTACGCAGGCACGGCCAAGACAGCAGTCTTTGCGGAGCGTTACGACGGAACAATGGTCAAGCCCGCGAGCCTCGGCGGTGAGGGTGGTGGCTTTGTCGGCATGCCGTTCGATGTGACGCTGGGCGGTACGCGCACGACCGGAACGGCTGCGGTCGGCAGCAACGGTGCAGTTACATTCACGGCGGATTCTGCGGCGTAAGGAGGGGCTATAAATGGCAGATATCAGATTTGATACTGGCGTACAGTCCTTCCAAATTAACGGCGGCGTGAGTGTAGAGTTCAACCCGACGGACAGCGAATTTGCGAAAAAGCTGTTTTCGCTGTTCGAAGAGTTGGAATCCAGACAGCATGAATACGCAAAACGCGCCGAAAACGAGACGGACCCGAAAAAAATTCTCGATTTGGCAGATCAGTTCGACACGGAGATTCGCGAAAAAATCGACGGAATTTTTGGAAAGCCGATTTGCACTGAAGTGTTCAGGACAAACGTAATGGCGCTTGCAAATGGTCTGCCGGTATGGGCGAATCTTATGCTTGCTGTCATCGACGAGATGGACGCTGGTTTCGATCTCGAAAAAACCAGACTGAGCCCAAGAGTAAAACAGTACACGGACAGATGGGCGAAAAGAAAGCGCTGATCTACGCGCTCCCGACGTCAGCCGAGGTAAACGGCAAAACATATCAGATCGAATCAGATTATAGAGCGGTGCTGGATATCCTCGCCGCTCTTTCTGATAAAGATTTGACGGAAGAGGAGCGCGCCATTGCCGCCCTTGAGATATTCTACCCTGACTTTGACGATATTCCGTTTTCAGATTATGAGGAAGCACTGCGGAAATGTTTCAGGTTTATTGACCACGAGCAAGACCAAAAGGAGCAAAAAAAGCAGCCGACGTTGATGTCGTGGGAGCAGGACTTTGAGATGATTGTCGCGCCCATCAACAGAATTGCAGGCTGCGAAATCCGTGCATTGGAATATCTGCACTGGTATACGTTTTTATCCTATTATCAGGAAATTGGAGACTGCCTGTTTGCCCATGTGGTAAGTATCCGGGACAAGAAATCTCGCGGGAAGCCTCTTGACAAGCAGGAACGAGAGTTTTACAGGCGAAACCGTGAAATTATTGATTTGAAAACGAATTACACAGACGCAGAAAAGGATATTCTGGCAGCGTGGGGTGTCTCAAAATAAGGTGGTGAGAAAATGGCAGATGGGAAAATCGTTGTGCAGGCGGAAGTTGATGCGAAAAAAGCACAGCGGGAGCTTGATAAACTTACAGCGAGAATTGACAAGCTGGAAACTGACCTGAAAAAGAGCAGCGGCGAGCAAAGCGGGATCAAGGCACAGCTTGACGCGGCAAAGGAATCCGCAAAACAGGCAGAAACTGCGTTGAAATCGTTGCGTGCAGAATCTGAGCGGCTGCGGCAGGTCACATCCGGCGAGGTGTCTGCATCGCCTGATGCGTATATTTCTGCATACAGTCGGCAATCCGAAGTTGCTGCACAGATTAAGGAACAGGAAGCGCGTCTGAAAGAGCAAGACAAGATCGTTGAGAGCTTGGACGGCAAGTACGCAAAAATTACGGACAAGGTAATGGAGCAGACCTCCGCGCTGGACGCGGCGAAGACACGCGCAGGAGAGCTTACGCGAGAGATTACAAACGCAAGCGGCGCGTCCGAACGGATGGAGTTTGCCGCAAAAAATGTTTCCGACAGCATGAACACGTTCAGCAAGCGTGTTTCCGGGCTTTTTAAGCGTGTCCTGGTGTTCTCTCTGATTACTAGAGCGCTGCAAAGCCTGCGGACATGGCTCGGGAAAACAATCATGCAGAACGAGGAGGCGCGTGCAGCGGTTGCGCGGCTTAAGGCGGCGTTTTTGACGCTGGCTCAGCCGATTCTTCAAGTCGTGATTCCTGTTTTTGTGAAGCTTGTGAACATTCTGACACAGGTTGTTACAGCTATCGCGAAGTTCTTCGGTATGCTGTCCGGGAAAAGCTGGTCTTCGCAGAAATCAGCCGCACAAGGATTGAATGAAGAACAGAAAGCGTTGGAAGGCGTCGGCTCTGCAGCGGAGGACGCAAGCAAGAGCATGGCAAGCTTTGACGAGATCAACCAGCTAACCGATAATTCCGCTTCTGCGGCAGGTGGTGGTGCTGGAGGCGCGGCATCAACGGAGATCGCGCCGGACTTTTCGAATCTCGACATGGCAGAGGACAAGCTCCACGACATTCTCGGTTTGGTAGGCGCTATTGCAGCAGGGCTTCTTGCGTGGAAAATCGCGAGCTTGTTCACGAACGACCTGAGCAAGATTTGGGGTATCGCCCTTGCTGTTGCCGGTGCGTTTGCGCTTGTGTACTTCTGGCTGGATGCTTGGAATAACGGAATTGATTTGCAAAATTTCCTCGGAATGCTTGCGGGGCTTGCCGCGCTGGCCGCCGGACTTGCAATCGCATTTGGCCCGATAGCAGCAGGAATTGCGCTTGTTGTGGGCGGTCTTGCTATGCTGGTTGTCGGAATCAAGGATGTCATTGAAAATGGCTTCAATTTAGTAAATACGCTTACGATCATCGCGGGGCTACTTGCCGCCGGTATCGGCATTTCGCTTCTGACGGGTAGCTGGATTCCACTCCTGATTGCGGGATTTGCTGCCGCTCTGGTTGCACTTGTTTCCTTTACCGGACATGGCGAAGAACTAATCGAAGGCCTGAAAAATATCATAGACGGATTCGGGAAGTTCTTCAAGGGCGTGTTTACGGGAGACTTAAAGCTTGCCGCAGAAGGCGCGAAACAAATTTGGGAAGGGCTCAAGCAGACGTGGAACGCGATTGTAAACTCCATCAAAGACGCTTGGAGCGCATTTATTACATGGCTGCAGGGCAAGAACCCGGCACTTGCTGCGATTTTTGAAACAATCGGAAAGCTGTTCTCCGACCAGTACAACGCATGGAAAAAGATCCTCAGTGGCCTTATTACTTTCCTGACCGGCGTATTCACCGGAGACTGGAAGAAAGCATGGAACGGCGTCCTAGATATTCTGAAAGGCGTTTGGAATCTCATTGTCGGTACGGTCGAAGGCGCGATTAACTTCATCATTGACGGAATTAACCTTTTGATTTCCGCTTTGAACAAAATCCACTTTGAAGTTCCAGATTGGGTTCCGCTTGTTGGCGGAAAATCATTTGGCATCAATATCACGCCTGTTTCCCGTGTATCGCTGCCCCGCCTAGCCTCTGGCGCGGTCATCCCGCCGAACCGGGAGTTTATGGCTGTGCTGGGAGACCAGAAAAGCGGAACGAATATCGAAACGCCGCTTGCCACAATGGTGCAGGCTTTCAAGCAGGCCATGAACGAGACGGGCGGCATGGGAGGCCGGAGCATTACAGTCGTGATGCAGGTCGATAAGCGCGAGTTTGCCCGCGCGGTATATCAGGCGAACAACGACGAGACGCAGCGCGTTGGCGTTCGTCTGGCGGGGGTGAGAACATGACAAGCGTATTGAGCCTTGATGGGAAAGCGTATCCAAATCTGCACGTCGTGAGTCTGAAACGTTCGTTTTCCGTGCTCGACGGCGACAATGCCGGGCGCGTGATGACTGGCGCAATGACGCGCGACATCATCGGCACCTATTACAATTACAGCCTGGAAATTGATTCAGTGACATCGAACCCCGAGGAATACGACGAGTTTTATGAAACGATCTCCGCACCGGCAGACAGCCACGTACTGACAGTCCCCTATGCGCAGACGACCATGACGTTCGACGCGTATGTTGCAAATGGCGACGACGAGCTGGCGTCCAGCTATGCCGGGAAAAACAGCTGGCAGAACCTGACCGTCAATTTCGTTGCCATGAAACCGAAGAGGACCCCGGCATGAGCGTAAGAGTGGTATATGAAGACGTCGCGGTCGGCGCAGCAGATGCGTCGACGGTAACGACGACGGCGAAGAAAGACTTTGCGAACCCTGCCCTGCTCCCCTACGGCACGGACGCCGGGCTGCTGGCGTCCTGCGAGCAGAACCAGTGGGTCCTAGACGGGACGCGCGTCTTGCTCGGGAACCAGCGGGCCGCATTCTGGTCCGCGGTGCAAAGCAACGACGACTGCACGTTTGACGCAGCGCCGACGATCACGATCTCCCTGAATGGTCAGTTCTCGTCCCCGGGCATTTTCTTCTACTTCGACGGCTCGGAGGGTGACTACTGCAGCGAGATTGCCCTGATGTGGTACAACGGCGAAGAACAGCTTGCGAGCAAGACCTTCACGCCGAACTCGTACAAGTATTTCTGCGAGCAGCAGGTCGACTTATACAACAAGCTCGTCGTCCAGATCAATAAGACCCATCTGCCGAACCACTACGCGAAGATCTCGCAGATCTTCTTCGGAATCGTCCGGGAGTTCGAGCGGGGAGAGCTGCGCTCCGTCCGAGTCACGGAGGGCCTGAACATCATTTCAGACGATCTGGAGATCAACACGCTCGACTTCTCGCTGGACAGCGCGGACGATATCGACTACGTCTTCCAGCAGAAGCAGCCCGTCAGCGCGTATGACTCAGACCACCTGATCGGCGTGTTTTATATCGAATCGTCCTCCCGGAAAAGCGTGAGCGTCTATGATATTTCCTGCATCGACGCCCTCGGCGTCATGGACAGCGAGCCGTTCGCGGCTGCGATCTATTCCGGCGCGTCTGCGAAGACGCTGATCCAGACGATCCTCGCCGGGCACTTTACGCTGGAATACGACTATTCGCTGGACGACGCAAAGGTCACGGGCTACATCCCGGACTGCACGAAGCGCGAGGCGCTGCAGCAGATCGCATTTGCCATCTGCGCCACCATCGACACCAGCGGCACGCGCGGGATCAAGGTGCGCAAGCTCGCGGCGGACGAGGCGGCGGAGATCCCGCTTGACCGGCTCTATACCGGCGGCAGCGTGGAAACATCTTCCCCGGTGACGGAGGTGCGCGTGACGGCGCATGCGTACAAAACGACCGGCAGCGGCGACAGCGTGGAGGTCGACGGCACGACGTATTACCACACGACCACTGTCACGACAAAGACCAATCCGAAGGTCACGGCCACGACGAAGCCAAACGTCGTTGAGGTCAGGGACGCCACGCTGGTCAGCAGCAGCAACGTCGCCGCGGTTGCCCAGCACGTCTATGACTATTACATGCGCCGTCAGACCCACAGCGTGCGGATCGTCATGGACGGCGAGACCCCCGGCGATTACGTCAAAACGACGACGCCGTGGGGCAGCACGATCACCGGCACGATCACCAGCATGAGTATTCTCCTCAGCGGAATCGCGGCGGCAGAATGCAAGATTATCGGCACATAGAACGGAGGTGCGGCATTTGGTACAGGGAGATTCGTATAACCTTAGTGTTACCATCAAGAATAAAGGGCAGCCGCTGGACGTTGCAAGCGTTGAAAAGGTGGAAATTTCTCTGCTTTACCTGCAAAAGAGCTATCCGGGAGAGATCGGATACGAGGACGGAAAGTTTCTGTTTCCCCTCACCCAGCAGGAGACCTTTCGGCTCCCGAAGCTCTGCCAGATGCAGGTGCGCGTGAAATTCAAGAGCGGTGACGTGATTGGCTCGGAGATCAAGCAGATCGACGTTGCGCACGCGCTTTCAAAGGCGGTGTTGTGATGGGCGGCATTGAATTTGGACTCAAGAACCGCGATCCGATCGACGTTTCCTTTAACGTTTCCGTGCGTGCTGGCGGCGGCTCTGGTGGCGGGGGCATCCAGTCGGCACAGATCGACGCGATCCTCGTGATGACAAAATCCGAATATGACGCGCTGGACAAAAAGGACGCGCGGACACTGTATCTGTTGGAGGGATAACATGCTGGCAGTTGGACTCAAACGCATTCTGGAGCTGTTCATCGGCTCCATGGGCATCAAATCCGCCCACCTGGGCACGAAAACCATCTACGAAAGACCGGGCGGATTTTTGTACATTGAACTTACAAGCGAAGAAAGGGGATAAATCCAGATGGCAAGTTTTTTTAATCTGACACTTGATACGCTGGCACCTGCCGGCCTATCGCTGATCCTGAACGACGGTGCACAGTACGCGACCAGCGCGACCGTCACGGCGAAGATCTCTGTCTCCGACGAGACAACGACGGGCTACCAGATGAAGATCTGGGGCACGAAGACGGCGGAGACCGAGGCGGAAGCGTCGTGGGAGACATTCGCCGCGACAAAATCCATCACGCTGCCCGACGGCGACGGCCTCAAGACGATCTATGTCAAGATGCGCGACGACGTCGGCAACGAAACGGCAGCAGTCAGCGACACGATCACGCTCAACACGTCGATTCCTGCCGTGACCATCACCGGCCCCGACAAGAGCAGGATCTCGAAGGTCACGGGCTACGATGCAGCGGCGTTCTCCTTCGTCTGCGACGTGGACTTTGAGGAATACACCATTCGCGTCGTCCCGGCGACGAGCAGCCTGCACACGGCGGGCACGCAGATCCCGACGACGGGCGGCTCCACTAACGTCAGCGGCACGGAGGGAGGCTACAAGAAGAACACCGCCATCAACGTCACTGTCAAGGGCGCGGACCTCGAGGCAGCGTCTTCCGGCGACGGCACGAAGATCGTCAAGGTCTTCGTCAAGAACGCCGCCGGGACCTGGAGTGCCGCCTGATGGCCGCGCCGCAACTGACATTCTCCATCACGGGCAACAAGATCTCGGCGGTCTCGGGGTTCGACTCGATCACCGTTTCCTTCTCGTCGGACATCGCCTACACGGCCTTCGAGTGCCGCGCGACGAAGTCCGGCGAGGATTGGGGCCGCGGGAAGGGTGCTTTGATCGCGTCCTTCTCCCAGACCCCGGCGGGAACGCAGCGCACCTTTGAGGTTTACGACGATTTTCTGCTTTCCGGTGATGGGGAATACCGCATTTCGTTGTTCGCGCAAAGCGCGGACGGCAGCTGGAACGACAACTACGGCTTTATCCCGCTGGGAGAGTCGCAGGCGCTGAAGACCGCGGACGGCGAGGATTTTCTGTGTATGAAGGAGTGATCGTATGGCTTACAACAGCCAGTTTACCGGCGCGCGGATCGACGAGGCTATCGCCGACGTGCGCAGCAACAAAGACGCGTGGAACGGAAAGCAAGATGTGATCCTCGCCTCCGGCGCTTCCGTCGGGGACCTGATCAAGGTCAAGGCGGTGGACGCCAGCGGGAAGCCGACGGCGTGGGCGGTGGCCGTGGCGGGCACGGACTATCTAACGGAAGCGCCCGTGACGAGCGTGAACGGGAAAACCGGAGCTGTCAAGGTTCGCGAAGTGCCGTCTGTCACCACCGCTGATAATGGAAAATTTCTGCGGGTTGTGTCCGGTGCATGGGCGGCTGTAGAGATCGCAAACGCGAATGGAGGTAGCTTCTGATGGCTGAATATTTGACAAACACGGCTGATCTTACATCGGTTGCCGACGCGATCCGCGCGAAGGGCGGGACGTCCGCGCAGCTTGCGTTCCCGGACGGGTTCGTGAGCGCGGTGCAGGCCATCGAGGGCGCGCCCGACTTGCAGATCGTCGTCACGACCAGCGCGGGTGCGACCGTCACGGCCACGAAGGGGAGCAAGACGGCTTCCGGGACGGCAGATGCGAGTGGAAACTGCACGTTGATAGTCGATGAGGTTGGAACATGGACGGTAACAGCAGCGACAGCAAGCACAACAAAGACGGCAGATGTTGTGGTTGGGACAGCTAATGTCGATTTGGCCATGATCGACCCCGTGTTCGGAAATAACAGCTGGGCTGCAATTATTAAGGCCTGTCAAGAGAAACAAGTTCCCAACACATGGAACGTCGGCGACAGCTGCAACATGACGATCAACAACAAGACCTACGCGATCGACATCATCGGCAAGAACCACGACGATTATGCCGACGGCTCGGGCAAGGCTCCGCTGACATTCCAGATGCACACGACCTACGCGACGCAGTATAAGATGAACGGCGCAGAGGATAACAGCTGCGGCTGGAAGAACTGCCTGGTGCGGACGTCCAATGCGTTCCCGGCGCTGAAGAAGGTGATGCCGGCGGAGGTCGTGGCCGCGTTAAAGGCCGTGACAAAGAAGACCACGGCAGGCGGCGCGAGCTCGGCCATCGACACGACGGAGGACACGCTGTTCCTGCTGTCGGAGATCGAGGTCCAGGGCACGCGGACATACTCCTATGCGGGCGAGGGCACGCAGTACGAGTATTACAAGACGGCGGCCAACCGGAAGAAAAACCGTGCATGGTATTTGCGCTCGCCGAGACTCAACAACACCAGCTGCTTTGACAGAACGGGATGGAACGGTGAGGCGGACTGGAGCGTCGCGTCCGAGGTGGACGGTATCGCGGCGGCATGGTGTTTCTAATCATGTAGATATGATCTTTAAGGTCATTCTGATAAACAAGCCGACGAGCGTTAAGGAGCTTCTATGAGTACGATTATTGACACCCTAATCACCGACCGAACTGCAGCGGACGTCGCACGCGTGCACGAGTTGGCCGTGAAGGGCTACGCGGGCATGACGGCGGCGGAGCTGGCGGAGTGGCTGGCGGGGATGAAGGGCGCATACAACGCCGTTGACCTCAACCGCGTCGGGACGGCGCTGAACTACCTCCGCGACCGCCTGACCGGCGTCTGCGGCAGGAATATCACGTGGCAGGCGAAGACAGATTGGGCTATGACGGACGTTATAACAGCCGCACAGGGCAGCGCATACCACGACCAGATCGGCGACGTCCGCGCCGCGCTCACCTACCCCGCAAATGCCCCGGATGTGCCGGAGATCGCGTTGCTGACGTATGCGGGCGCAAACGATATCGAACGCATCCTGACCATCTGCGAGACGCTGGTCGACAATGTGATAAATGCGTTTCGCTACACCGGCGTGGCGGAGTGCGCCGCGGGAGGATTACTATGACAGACAGACAACCGACACAGGTACTGGCGAACGGGGCCATCCGCTATGGCATCTACCGCGCGGATGGCACGCTCGACCACTATGAATATCTCCGGCGCGAGGACGCGCCGACCGTCGAGGGAACGCCTCTCAGCAAGGCAAATCTTCTCTCGGACGCCACAGCTTCGAAGCTCTGGCCCGGCAGCAACAAACCGGAGGACCCAACTGTCAACCAGGCATTTGAAAAGCTATCGAAGGGTATGCACCTCATCGGCGATATCGAGCTGACGTCCCGTGAAGCACCGTCTTCCGCGTGGTTGCCCTGTGATGGACGCTACATTTCGCAAGCTGATTACCCTGAGCTGTTCAGCATTTTGCGTGTGACTGCAAGTCAAGGCAACTGGGACACACAGGTTGTGGACACTAATAGCAAGCCTGACGCTGCGGGAGATATTATTTCGTACGCAAATAGTACTTGGTTTCGAACAAGAGTGCAGTACGTAAGTCAGGAGGAGTTCTATACTGCTAAAATGTGGTACTCGAGTGATGACATGAATTCGTGGCATAAGATATCTGTTGCGAATAATGTGCATCAACTTACGCCTGTACACTACTATGAGAATAAATACGTATGCATCGCTATTAAGTATGTTCCATACAGTAGCGGTATTCGTGCGCACTACACAGGCTATATCTACTATGCGAGCCAGCCTGCTGGACCGTGGACCATCGGAGGTGAGGTACAACAGGAGATAGATTCATTTGTACCTGGCGATAGTGCTGAGGACATTATCACAGATGGCACGAAATACTATCTGGTAGAGAAAGAGCAGTACGGTATGACCTCGTCTTTAAGCTTATTTCCTCCAGCATGGCAGACAAGCGATTTCGGAGGTGGAACATCTTCGGGCTCTGATTCAAACACTGTAGAAAATATTGCATATAACGAGGCTGATGGTTACTTCTACGGCGCAAAGGGCACACACAAATATTCGAGTGCCAATCAGTTAGCTCGAACGCGTACTCCAGACGACTATAACTCCTGGCAGGTGATATACTCTGAGCAAGGCGACTACATCGGTATTGCAGTTGAAGGAAATTTAATTCTAGCTCTCGGAAAGGGTACAGCGCCACGCAATTATGTGTACTCAGTTGATGGGGGTAAAACGTTCAAGACAGCGTCCCTTACTACCAAGCCGAACGTGAGCCCCCAGCGTGATTGGGTAAAAATTATTGGTGGAATTGCTGTACTATCTACGCGAACAGTTGTACAGGAGGCTGACAGTGCTCCTAAATTACTGTACACAGACGATCTGACTCAAGGATTTTTATCCATTGATGCACCGACAGATGTTAATACTTTTGCAGGTAACGGTTCTGGCTTAATCGTTGGTGCATTAAAATCGCAAGGAGCCTCTAGCGTCAACATCTACAGAGATTTTACTTATGATGCTAAGAAAATCCCAACGATCACTCCGGATAGCCGCAGTCATGCCTACATCAAGGCCGTGGAGGAATGAGCCATGCGGGACAGAAAAGGAACGAACGATCTGGCGAACGGCGCGGTCTGCTACGGGGCCTATGACGCGGCGGGGAATCTGCTGCGTCAGGTCTGGCTCCGGCTGGAAGACGAACCGCTGGCCGAGGGAACACCGCTTGTCAAGGCGAATCTGCTGACCGACGAAACTGCCGCCCTCCTCTGGACGGCGGGCGACGCTCCGGCCGACCCGACCATCAACGACGCGCTGGACAAGCTCTCCACGCCGCAATACAAGATCGGCGATCTACTTGTCACCGTGCGGGAGCTGGCCGCCCCGTGGCACGCCTGCGACGGCTCGGCCTTCTCGAAGACGGACTACCCGGAGCTTTATAACCAGCTCGGCGGCGATACGCTACCAAACGTCAGCTATTCTGACGACACGGTTACTTACATCAAAATGGCCAACGACTGACCGCCGGGAAATACATAAAAGAGGTAAAAACATGGATGCTGGAACCATCACGATCATCTGCGCCGTCCTCGGCTCGTCCGCGCTGACGACGGTCATTCAGGCCATCGTCGGCGCAGCGCAGAAGAAGAAAACACAGGCAGACTCCCAGGGCGACCATCTGGTCGAGATCGACAAAAAGCTCGACAAGATGCAGAAGCACCAGGATGAGCAATACCTGTCTATCCTGCGCCTGACGATCATGTCAGAGGAAATGCCAATGTCGGAGCGATTGATCGCGGGCAAAAAATACGTAGATCTGGGAGGAAACGGGGACGTCAAGCAATTCCTGCATCAGCTGGAAGCGCAGTGCGAAAGGAAGTGAAGCTGTGAGATTCAAACTCCGCTGGACAAAAGGCGAAATGTCCAAGACCATCGTGTTCTACTGCATCCGCGTGCTGACCCTCACGCTCGTGTGGGCGGTGCTGCTCGAGACAATTGCGGTCCTGCTTCAACTGGATATCGATCTTTCCGCCGTGCTGACGTTCACCGCCGCGGCATTCGGCGGTGAGCTGCTTCTGCTCGCGTTCAAGCGGGTCTTCGCAAAAAAGGACAAAGACGAATAACCGGAACCACGAAAGGGGTACATATGGAAAACATCATCAAGCGGCTCGGGAATCTCCTGAGCGTCAAATCCATCGTTACACTTGGCCTGACCATCATCTTCGCCGTCCTCGCCCTGCGGGGCGATATCTCCGGCAAGGACTTCCTGACCATCTTCCTGACGGTCATCACCTTCTACTTCGGCACGCAGAGCCAGAAGGTGCAGGACGCTATCGAGGGCGGCAGCACGAAGGAGGATACGCAGAAATGAGGGTCATGAAAGCGTCTGAACTCGTCAAGAAGCATATCGACGTCGCGAAAAACTACAAGACTGTCTACATGTGGGGCTGCTTCGGCTCGCCGGTCACGGATGGGATCATCACTGAGAAGGCAAAGCAATACCCGGACTGGTACGACGCCGCAAAGCAGGCCAGATTCCGCGGGCTGATCGGAAAGGGCTACTTTGGCTTCGACTGCGTGAATCTCACAAAGGGGATCCTGTGGGGATGGAACGGCAACAAAAATGCCTACCACGGCGGCGCCCGCTACGCCGGAAACGCCGTCCCGGACGTGTCCGCCGACGGCATGATCGCCAAATGCAAGGACGTCTCCGCATCCGCCTGGGACAAACTCGTCCCCGGCGAAGGACTGTGGATGCCGGGCCATTGGGGCATGTACATCGGCGACGGCCTTGCGGTCGAATGCACGCCGATCTGGGACAATGGCGTGCAGATTACATGCGTCGGCAACATCGGCCTCAAGGGCGGCTACAACAGCCGTGTGTGGAAGAAGCACGGAAAGCTCCCGTGGGTAGAGTACGATACGGAAACGGTCGACAGGGCCGTCGAGGACGCAAAGGCAACGATCAAAGCCAAGGCCGGGCTTGCGGACGGCACGATCGACTATCTGGCGGCGTACAAGTACGGCGCAGATCTTCTCAAGAAGCTGGCAGCAGCAATGAAGTAAGGAGGCGGCGCTATGTCTCCGCAAGCGCGGTATAAGCTTCCTCCGGAGCTAAACAGCCTGACGCGGCAAGGCATGGAAACCGTGATCTATCAGGCCAATCTTGGACGGGAGAATTCGCAAATCGCGCAGCTTTATTTCGTGGATAAGCTCCCGCAAGTGGACGTTGCAACAGAATTGTATCTTGGTCGCGCCACCGTGCAGCGGCGATTGCCGGAAATCATGGCCAGAATGAAGGCCGCGTCCGGCAATCTCCCGAGCTGAACAAAAGTGATGTCGGTCTGATGCACAACTGAGGCACAAGGAATCGAAAAAAAGCCCATACTGGACACATCAAAGGAGTGTTCGGTATGGGCTTTTCTTATTTTAATCCGAACCCAGCCGGTCGGCAGGTCGGGGACTGCACCGTCCGGGCTATCGCAAAGGCGACCGGGAAGAGCTGGGACGAGGTGTATATCGGCCTGTGCCTGCAGGGGCTCATCATGGGCGATCTGCCGAGCGCAAACAGCGTGTGGAGCGCTTACCTGCGGCAGCATGGCTTTGCACGAAACGTAATCCCGAACACGTGCCCGGACTGCTATACCGTCGCGGATTTCTGCGCAGACCATCCGCGCGGCGTGTATGTGCTGGCGTTATCAAGCCACGTTGTGTGCGTGAAAGATGGGACGTATTTTGACACGTGGGATTCTGGGAGTGAAATTCCACTGTTTTATTGGGCAAAGGAGGAAGCATGATGTTTGGACAACAGCCGTATGTGTATCAGCAGCCGATTTATAATCAGCCAATCGGCCAACCAATCAGTCAGCCAATGCAGGAGCCAATGATGCGCCCGCAGTACCAGCCTGCACCGCAGATGCCGGTCTACCAGCCGCAGCCCCAGCAGCCGCAGAATCAGTCGATCATCTGGATCCCGAACGAGCAGGCCGCAAGCGACTTTATCGTCGCGCCCAACAACGCGGTAACGCTTTGGGATATGAACGCGCCGGTCGTGTATGTGAAAAAGGCCGATGCAAGCGGCAAGCCAAGCATGACAACGTATGATCTTGTAGAGCGCGCACAGGCCGTTATAACGCCCACAGCGGCGCGAAAAGACATGATGGAGGAATACGTGACGCGCAAGGAGTTTGACGAGCTTGTGGCGAAGCTGGCCGCTCCAAGCGTCAGACCGCGAAAGATAAAGGAGGCGGACAATGAACCCACTGTTTAACGCGCTCGGCGGCGGGCAAATGCCCGGCCAGATGGGGCAATTTCAAAATATGGTGCAGCAGTTCCGGCAGTTTCAGAACAGCTTTCATGGTGATCCAAAAGCAGAGGTCGAAAAGCTGGTGCAAAGCGGGAAGATATCACAGCAGCAGTTAAATCAGCTGCAGCAGGTGGCTGGGCAGTTCCGACAGCTGCTCGGATAACAGATTTCAATTCGTGGCCACGATTGAGATAAATATTTTGAATCTACGAAAGGAATGAAAAATATGAGTTTGAATGACGGCTCTCCGACCATGACAATGCCCGTTGCGCCTACCGGCATGACAGGTGGCGGATGGGGCGGCTTTGGCGGTGATAATGGCTGGTGGATCATCATCCTGTTCCTTGCCATTTTCTGCGGCTGGGGCGGCAACGGAAACGGATTCGGCAACAACGGCAGGAATTCCGGCGGCGTTGTAGACGGCTATGTGCTGGCCTCTGACTTCTCCAACATCGAGCGCAAGCTTGACAACGTAAACAACGGTATCTGTGATGGCTTCTACGCCATGAATACGGGCATGCTCAACGGCTTTGCAGGTGTGACACAGGCTGTGACTTCCGGCTTCTCGAACGCTGAACTTTCCCGCTGCAATCAGCAGGCTGCGCTTATGCAGCAGCTGAACAACATGGCGATGCAGGCACAGGAGTGCTGCTGCGAAAACCGCGCGGCAATCGCCCAGGTACGCTACGACATGGCGACGCAGGCATGTGACACCCGCAACACCGTGCAGAACACCACGCGCGACATCATCGACGCGATGAACTGCGGCTTCCGCAGCATCGACCAGCGTCTGACGGCGCAGGAACTTGCGGCGAAGGACGCGAAGATTGCCGAGCAGAACCAGCAGCTTTTCGGCTACCAGCTGGCGGCATCGCAGGCGGCGCAGAATGACACGCTCAAATCTTATGTAAGCGGTCAGTTTGCGTATTACAATCCTCGCCCCGTTCCTTCTTTTGCGGTTCCTGCACCGTACCAGTACGCAGGCTGCAACGGCTATAACGGCGGTTACAATTACGGCTGCGGCAACTGCGCGTAACAACTCCATACCGTAGAGCTTTTTCGTGGCCTCACGAAAATGGTCGGCCCCATTGCCGATACTCGACAGCAACGCGGCGGGGCGACTGCTCCGCCGCTATATTTTTACGAAAGGACTGATTTTATGGCCGAATTTACCAATTCCAACATCGTCAGCGTCGCCGCTGGGCAGAACGTACCGCTGACAGAAACTGCAGTTAGCAGCAAACCGTGTATCGTGCACCGCAAGGGCAGCGGGCAGGTAACCCTTCGCGGACTGACCAACCAGTGCAGAGCGATTTTTAAGGTCTCTTATGGCGGCAATATCGCTATCCCGACCGGTGGCACAGTCGAGGCGATCACCGCCGCGCTTGCGATTAACGGCGAAGCTCTGACTAGCGCGACTGCAACTGTTACTCCGGCTGCGGTCGAAAACTACTTTAATATCTATGTTTCCGCGCAGGTAAGCGTACCGAAGGGCTGCTGCGTGACGGTAGGCATGCGCAACACCAGCACGCAGGCGGTTAATTTTGCAAACAGCAACCTGACCGTCGAGCGTGTGGCTTGAAAGGAGGAAGCAACATGTATGATCTGAGAAATCTCCGCGAAATGCTCTGCAAGGAGCTGGACGAGATCGCAGACAAGCGCGAAATGTCTGCGGGCGATCTGGACGCGATCCAGAAGCTGACGAGTTCCATCAAAAACGCCTATAAGATTGAAATGCTCGAGGACGGCGGATATTCCCGCGACGGCGAATGGGAAGCGGATATGCGCGGCACATATGGACGCGGAAGTTCATATCGTGGGCGCCGCCGCGACGCAATGGGCCGCTACAGCCGCACCGACGCCCGCGAGCACATGCATGCGCAGCTGGAGGATATGATGCGCGACGCGGACGACGATAAGACCCGCGAAGCCATCCGCCGCTGCATGGAGCAGATCGACCGGGCATAAGGGGGATATGATATGCTGGATAAAGCCGAGATCCGCAAGGAGATAGCGCGGCTGGAATATGAGGAATCCAGCTATCCCAATTATGCCAAACTGGCAGATCTTTATGTGATACGCGACAGGATGCGGGAGGACGAACAGGGGAGCCGGAGTTCGCGCGTGCACGCTTATTCCGGAGCCAATGCACCTGCAGTGCAGGCGGCAGTTCCGCAGGCAGCGGCTACGCATATGGTAGGCAGCTACGGAGACAGTGACTTCCTGCGCGCCATCGCAGAAAAAGACCCGTCCAAAGTCTGGCCGATCGTGGACGAGCTGATGGATACGGTATTACTTGTCAAGCGAAGCGTGTATGATTCCGTTATGCGGAAGATATCCGATGCAAGATAAAACCGGTTACACTCTTATTACACTCGAGAGCAAGAAAAACCGTTGAAATTACTGCGTTTTTTATTGAATGGGGTTCAAGAGGCCGCTGGTTCGAATCCAGTCACTCGGACCAATGTAAAATGGGAAAAGCCCTGAAACCGCAAAGGTTTCAGGGCTTTTTCTTTTCTCCTCCGTAAAGGAAAAATCACGCCAGATTTCGAGAAATCACGTTGGGTTACACTCCCGGTTACACTCCGGTTTTTATCCTAGATCGCGTTTATGATTTCCTTTAAGTCTTCCAGATTCACGTCTTGGTAGTACCGGAGCATCTCAGGGCTCGCGTGGCCGATCAATTTCATTTTATCCTTGTCAGGCGCAACAACTTTTTTCATCAATGTCGCGAATGTGTGCCTGCATGTATGCGGCGAATATTTGTGGATTCCGTTTACCATTGGGTTTTCAATGCCGACGGCTTCTAGTGTGGGGTAAAAAACAGCGTCCCGGAATCTATCATAGGAAAATTGGTTACCTTTTTCATCGCAGAACAACGCGCCGGACGCTTTTCCTGCGTAAAGACGATCAATAATGGGCTGGATCTTCGGGCTAATGGGAACGACACGATTTTTTCCAGCCTCCGTTTTCGCACCACCGGTCAGCGTTTTTTTATTCGCATCGTAGCTGTCAACGCTCAGGGCCAGCAGTTCTGATGGTCTGAAGCCGAGATAGCACATTGCATAAATATAATCCGCGAACGGAATTACGCCGACAGCGTCTCGTATTCTTTCAATCTGTTCTTGCGTAAAGCTTTCTCTCGCCGCCCCGAACTCTCCGCTGACAATCAGATATTGCCCTAAATTCAGTTCTGCGTAGCCGCGCGGAACTGCGTACTTGTACATAAGCCCTGCTAACGCTTTCATGTTTTCTTTTGTTCTTCTTCCTCTCGGGCATTCGTCCATGCATTCCTGCAAATCATCTATTTCTATATCTTCCAGTTTCCAGAACTCAACTTGATAAAAGTATTTTTCGGCTGATTTGTAGCAATCAATTGTGGATTTCCCAGCTCTGTGAGTGGGGAGCCACATTTCGTAGAGTTCGCGCCATGTAATTGCTTTTTCACGCTTCTTCTGCCCGGCCAACATCGGCAGGTAGTCAAGCGCTTCTTTTTTTGTGCGGAATCCGCATTTCCGAGCGACAACGCGCTTTACAGATCCGTTTTCTTCTCGGTATCCCTTTGTTATTTCCGCTACCCATTTATCGTTGCGCCGGTATACCGAGCCAGTGCCGTTCCCGCGTTTTGTGGCCTTTTTTGTTTGCTGTTTTTTCCCGCACCAGCAGCAGAAGGGCGCGCCGTCTGGGATTTCCTTTTTACACTTGATGCACTCCATGTTTCCCTCCACGTTCTTTTCGGATTGCATAGAAAGTAATTGCCGAAGCCAGCGCTGACCCTACGATCAGGGCAATGCAAACCCATGCAGCTACGGACAAATCTCCATCGCGAATGAGACCTGTGCTTCGAATCTGCGCATCCGTCGCAAGGCAGGCAATCAGAGAAAAGGAGAGCAGCATGCAAAACAGGGCGAGGACGTAACACATTGTATGTGTAGACTTTATCTGTGCGCTTTGCGCGGCCGCTGTTGCCTCCAGCTTGGCGTTTTCAATTTCGACGTGATGAATCTGCTCGGTTAGTTCTTCCGGGCTTTCTGCGGGCTGGACAAGCCCGAACAGCTCATCCAGCGACAGACCGAGAACGCGGCACAGCGCGGCAGAATTGTACAGTTTCGGGTCTTGCTGTATTCCTGCACAGAGCTTCGTCACAGCCGATCTGGAAACGCCGGATTCCTCGACAAGTCTGTCGATGGTGTAATGCTGATCTTCTTTCGCCCGCTTGATGTTCCCCTGATATGCAGAAATATATGGGGCAAGCTCCTGAATTGCCGACATGATATACCTCCATTTTCACACATATTTCACTGATTCTTCCACCACGGGTATGATTTTACCAATTTGAGGGTGGACATTTCTGCCGCTTTTGCTATGCTTGTTACAGGCGCGTGAGAAAGCCCCACCGTCGGTGGAGCGACGGTGGGGCGATCTTAAACATTCCATTATACAAAATAGTCTGTCCCATAATTGCCGCTTACGAGGGTTACCGGACGAAGAAAATGCCAGGTGTTCTTTGTGGAAGATTCCAAATTGAAATTCTTGAACGGACGTTCTAAAATATGGAGGTACACCAAATGCAGAGCATCAATATTCGCTTTGAAAACGGGAAAGTAAACATCATCGTCGACGGCGCGCTGTTTCGGGATGTGCATAGTCTCAGCCTTGATTATATCAAGGGGCTGCCTATGCTATTTTCCTGCGTCTCAGATGTGGGTGAGGAGCATGATAAACGGCGGGAGCCGCGGATCCTGCACTAGTCATAGTACTCCATGCGCATAGACGGTATTGTGACCTGGTTGCCAAGCACAGCAATATAAGTTTGCACGCCCTTGCATTCACCGTAGCACGTGATCTGATCGTTCTCCAAGATGCGGCTTTCTCCTTCCGGTCTTGAGTATGTTACATACCAGATCCCAAAAGGCGTTTGCACACGAAGCGTGACGGAGTTTAGGAAGCCCTCTTGAACTTCAATGACTGTTCCACTTATTACAACTTTTTTTCCCTTGTAATCGTCCGGATCTCTTGAAATCGCGGAATAAGAAAGATCCTCACATTGCGCTATGTATTCTTCGCGAGAAAGCTCTTTCGGCTTGTCTTCTTCGCTTTCAAGTATATACTCGGTGCCTGTGTTCTCCGTTTGCTTTTCGAGTTCGTTATTTGGCTCATAGTTTTGCGGCGAAGAGGGAGCTACCGAAATCATGCTTGATAAACTGACAACGCACAGAGCGCACAGAATCGCGACAAGCACTTTTCCGAGCGGAGACAACTTCTTTTTGTTTTTTGCCCCGCAAGCCGGGCACCGCTTTACCTTCGCGTTGATCTGCGCACCGCACGTCTTGCATACGATTTTTCTGTTCAGAGTCTGACAGTACGGGCAGAACTTCTCTCTTTCGTCAAACTCTTCCCCGCACCGCGGGCAGGTTACGTGATAGATCTGCTTCTGCATACAACATCGCCCTCCATATATTTTGGTAATACTTGTATGGTATCACCGAAACGAAACAGCCGCAATGCCGAACCTGCACAAAAATAGACGTTGAAATTTGGAAGTTTGGAGATAGGAGTCTAAAATGGTAGATGATTTGCAGGAAATGTGCTACAATAAGAGTGAAGAAATAACGCTAACAGATAGAGATTTTCGGTATTTATTAGATCTTACAGTCGACGAGAAGCGGCAGCTTGTTAAAATGTGGAAGGAGCGAAACAATGTTTCTGAGCAGAGAAAAGTACGATAACATTATGTTGCAGCTGAGCAGAATCAGAACTGAAATTTCTACAAAAGATGAGTGCGGAGAAGCGTGCCGGATGTGCGAACACGCGATCGGTGCGACCAGCCCCGGCGGCGACATCGTGCTTGTCTGCGAAAAAAAGCTTAAAGCAGTTTGCAGCGACTTTAGCCCTCGAATCCTGACAGACATTTGTTCAGGAAATTCCAGAAATGTTCAGACGTAAGCAGCCCGAGCAGGAATGAGATTATTGCAATCACTAGGTCGTGGAGTCGATTAGCCTTTGTGGACTTTTTACGCTGATCGATATACGACAAGTAGTCTCTTCCGCGATCTTCTATTTTGATCGCAATAGACGCGCCAAACGATAGAACTGGAACGCCGGGATTGCTTGGGATCGGGTGCAGCTCCGCAAACCCAAAATGTTTCAGCCTTTGTGCAGCTTGAAGAATATCATCTGTCGCAAATATTCTGCTGGTTGCCAACGCTTTAAGCATTTTTCTTTCATCTTTGCTTAACTCGATTTCCGAAAACGGAAGGTTGCTTGCATCATCCATTCTGCTTTCTCCGGCTCTTTAGCATACGCGCCATTTCGAGCAAATCACGGCGCTCATTTTCATCCGCAGAACCCCAAATGTCACGGAGTTCTGCGGTTTCGCTATCTTCGGCCTCATCCTTCGGGATGGGGTCTTTTTTTATGCCCGTAGACGGGTCCTCGTCCGGCAGCAGGTCGGCCACTGATACACCGAGATATTCTGCGATAGCCGGGAGCTTGCTCTTTCTCGGCTTTGTTCTCCTGGTGTTCCACTGACTATAAACACCACTAGATACACCGAGAAATTCGCACAAGTCAGCGCCGGTCCTTTTGTTCTTGGTCAAGTAATAATTGATTTTGTCTATTGTGTCCATATTAGTCAATAAATAATTGTTCAAAATGCAGGACTATTATAACTAAGTTTTTGTTGACATTCTTAGTAAACTTAGTTATAATAGTTTTTGTTAGGGCGGAACTTACAAGTGAGGTGATGGCGTGAAGAAAGACAAGTATATATGGGGATTTCAGATTGTTGGTTCAGACTGCGGATATGACGAGTTCGGTACGTTCCATTGCGCGTGCGGTCATTGCCTTCCGTTACGAGTTGATGTAAGTAAGGGCGGCAAATATCGCGGCAGCGACTGCGGCGACGGCAGATACGACGGTGAAAAACATGTTGATAAGAAACCGCCTTTTCTCCGTGCGTGCTTTCGAGCCTTCGGTTTCGACAAGCACATTTAGACCGTTTTCTCCTATGGATTTGTAACGCTTATTCCGATTGAGGAACAACCTGATTCTTTCTCTGAACGACTTGCACATGATTCATGCCTCGGCTTATGAGGCGTGAAAAGAACACCGCCCCGGACAACTTATCGGATTGTGAAATAATGATAGGTGGTACTTTCATCATAACACAATTCACTAAGTTGTCAAGCAAAACTTAGTATTCACAGACAGGAGGTATGTAAAGGCATGGGTTTTAAGGAAGCGAGGCTTGCCGCTGGATTGACCGTTCAACAGGTAGTCAAGGCGCTAAAAGTTTCAGACGCATCCGTTTATTTGTGGGAAACCGGGCAGATGTATCCGAAGACAGCGCGACTGCACGAAATCGCAGATCTGTACGGCTGCACAGTGGACGAGCTTTTAAGGTCGAGAAAGGAGGAAAAATGACGCTGGACGATATCCGGGCAATGTCAAAGCCCACGATCCTCGCAAGCGAGGCGGCGCAGGTGCTCGGCTGTACCCCGCAATGGCTTCGCTTGATGGCGAGGGAACAGCCTGAAAAGCTGGGCTTCCCGGTCTGCTGCACAAGCAAGCACAGAGTGAAGATCCCGAGAGAACCATTCATTAAATTTGTTGGAGGAGAGCTATGAGAGAGGAAACCACTGAAGAGCGTCAGGAACGGCTGCGGGACGAGCTGCAGTATCGCAAGACAATGCTGCGCGTGATCAAGAGTATGTGCCTGTGGATCGGCGGTGCGGCGCTGATGCTGTCCGTGCTGGCCTGCGGGGCGGACATGACAAATGAAGCAATCGTGATCGGCGCGATCGCGCTGGGGACAACGCTGTTCGGGCTGCTGTGATGGATATTAAAGAAAAGGCGCTGCTGATGACGCCTTGCGAGGTCTGCGAGATGCTGGAATTCAAGCGCAGCAAATGCGTAGAAAACTCCTATAGGCACTGCGGCACTTATGCCGAGATCGTCTGTTCACAGTGGGACGAGACCTGCAAGCTCCTCCGGGAGCGCACGGGCAAAAAGAAATGACCCCTGCCGCGTTGCCGCGCGACAGAGGCCGAAATGAAAGGACATTATGTCGGCTTCTATTATAAGCCAGAAAGGAACCTATGTCAAGTTTAACGGATTCCCGCGTCCGGCACGGCGCGAAAGCCTGTGTCGAAGCGGTTCGGGCCGACTACCCGAAGTTCAACAAATGCCTGCTTTCGCAGTGCGAAGCGCCGGAGAAATACGGCGTTCAGCTCGTGCCGGAGGCTGCGGCCTCCATCAAGGCGCTGGACGCGCCGAAGAACCGCGTTGAGCGCAGGAAGAAGACGAACCGGTATTACTTCCGCCTGACGGACGATCAGGCGAAGATCCTCGACCGGCTGCTGAAAAAGAACGGCTACGCCACTGTTCAGAGCTTTTGTGAGGAGCTGATCCGGAGGGAGGCATTATGCAATGGCATTACCGCTTGATAACCTCTACCTCGGCATTCAGGAGAAGGAACCGGCGGTCATCGGAACATGCGCGCACTGCAAGGAGGAAGTCCGCGAGGGAGAGGAAGCTTTCGTCTGCGATACGGTCCTTGTACACGCGGAATGCATGCTGGAATACGTCTCCGATACCTACAGCGTAGACGAGATCGCGAACGCGCTGCTGTTTGAGAGGGTACGCCATGAAGGATGAAATTTACATCCCGTTTGAATGCCGGGTGTCGGTCTTCTTCCCGGCCGGGCATGTCGAATGCAATTTATGTCCGCTGCTGGAAACGTACAGCCGCAGGCAGTGCAGACGGACGGGGGAGTATTTGCTTCCCGGGCAGCTCCGCGGGATGTACTGCCCGCTGGAGATCCCGGGAGAACTGATCACAGACACGGCCACGGGAGCCGTGATCGAAAACAAGGAGGATAAGGATGGATAACGCGAAAGGCTACAAGGCGTTTAAGCCCGGTATGATCTGCAGGGAGAAGCAGTACGCCGAGAACACCGACTACGAAGAAGTGGGCGGAAAGATCTGTGAGAAAGGCATGATGCACTACTGCGTCAATCCTTTTGATGTTCTGAACTTTTACGATCTTGTTGATGAGAGCGGGAAGTTTTCGGATTTTGCAGAGGTCAAGGCACTTGACCAGCCGATATCCGGCTCTGATGGAAAATTTGCGACGAAAAAGCTGCATATCGGCGCGAAGCTGAGTTTTGCTGGGTTTATCAAGGCCTGCATCGACTACACGAAGGAGCAGACAATCGTCAATATGCCGAAGAGTGATGTTGCCACCGGCGACTCCGCCAAGATCGGCAGCTCGGGCTACTCCGCCAAGATCGGCAGCTCGGGCGACTACGCCCAGATCGGCAGCTCGGGCGACTACGCCAAGATCGGCAGCTCGGGCTACTCCGCCCAGATCGGCAGCTCGGGCGACTACGCCAAGATCGGCAGCTCTGGCGACTCCGCCAAGATCGGCAGCTCTGGCGACTCCGCCAAGATCGGCAGCTCGGGCTACTCCGCCCAGATCGGCAGCTCGGGCTACTCCGCCCAGATCGGCAGCTCGGGCGACTACGCCAA